ATTCAGTGTCGGCGGTAACGGCTTCGTCTGACATGTTGGTTGCCTCCTGGGCGTAGTTGAGAACCCATCAAGGGCTCACGGTTTTCCTTAACTCAGGCCGCGTTCAGGGCGGCCCAGTCAGTTGCGTTGGCCTCACCCGCGGCGATCATCTGCCGCAGCTGGTTGAGTGCCTCACGATTCAGGGTGGTTTTGTACCACCCAGGTTTGCCCTTATTCGGCCCGTACTTAGGGCCGTTGCGGGAGTAGAACTTCTTGTCCGGTTCGGCTTCCAAAGCGTCCTCGGCGCGGCGGGAAGCTTCCTCCCACAACGTGAACGCCCTCTGCGATGCCCGCCGGCCAACCCAGTTCTCCAAATCGAAAACCGGGACGACTTTGCAGTCGCAGTTCGTGTGGAAACGGTCCTCCGGGGCCATGAACTCCTCAATGTCCCCGAAGAACTCCTCGAGGCTCGACGCCCGGAACATGTCCACCAGCTCGTCGTCGGGTAGATCCACCCCGGCGGACTGCCCCGTGTAATACACAGGGCCGCGGGACACCAACGCCAAACAGAACGCGCACGTCTCTTTCCCCGTGGCGACCCTGGCCCAACCCCGAACCTCGGTGACCGCCAACTCCACTTTGCGGTCCACCGTGACTTTCGACCCGGCCCACGAGGTGACCTCGGCGGTCGGGTTCAACAAATCCCGGAACTCCGCGATCTGCTCATCAGTCAGCTTTACCCGTTCACGGCGCTCGGTGAGTTTGTCGTCCAACGGTTTATCGTTCTTCACCGCGTTGATGATTTGGCGGCGGCCGGCGTTCTCCACTTCACGAACCACCACCGCGGCGACCTGCCCAACCGCCTGCTGCGGGGCGGCTTCCACCGACATCGACGCCCGCACCGGCTCCAAAGCCTGGGCGAACCAGGAGAACTCGTAGGGCTCCAACTCCCGCGCCAACACCGGTAGCTCCGGGTGGGCCTGGCGGCGGGCGATGTCGTAGAAATCCCTGGCCAGCATCGCTGACTGCTCGCGGCGCCGCTGAACCTCCGGGAACAACAGGCGCAGAAACGAAACCCAGTCCGCCGCCGTCAACAAAGGTTGCGCCGCGAACTTCGCGAACTGCAACACGAACCGCACCACAGCAGCCGAGATCAACGCCTGCTGCAACGCATAATCCTCAGCATCCACCAGGCGGCCCTTCTGGTTACGCGCCGATCACGTCCTCAACGGCGGGTTTGGGTTTCGGTTCGGAATACATGCCGGCCAACTGGCCCAAAGGGTTCTCCTCGGCGTCCCAGGCCCGCATCTCCTCACGCTCAGCAATGGAGTACCCGAGGTCGATACGTGCTCTCTCTTTGCCGATCACACCCGCACCGTTGGCGTACAACTTCGTCACCGCATCAGCTTTCGCCGCATAAGTAGGGGTTGAGGGGTCACGCCACACCGACTCCAGGCGGAACATCTCCGGTGGGGCGTCCTGCCCTTTGGCGACTTTGTAGGCGATCCGCATGGCCTGTTCCCACGCCCCACCGAACAGCTTGTTCTTGCGTTCGACTTTCTTCACCAACCGGCTCTCGCTGGACTTGATCGCTTCAGCCGACGCCGGGTTATCCGAAGAGAACGACAGGTACTGCGGCGGCAACCCGGTGTACGCGGCGGCTTTCCGATCCAAAGCGTCGAGGGCGTCAACGAAGTTGCGTAGCTCCGCGGCGGAGAACTGGGTGGCGTTGGCATCCACATCCTCAAACGCCAAAATCCTCGACATGTACGCGTCGAACAGCTGCTTACCCGTCTCCGGGTCCACCCCCAAATCTTCCGGTTTCACCCCGAAGATCAGTCTCTGCGGGATGGCCATCAGTTCCGCTGTTCCCTGCATGTCCATCAAAATGCGTGCAGCCGCGTCGGTGATCGACCGGACCTCCGGGCTGATCTCCGACGTGCCATACGTGTCCGACAGCCGGGTGCGGTTCGCCATCGGGATGACCGGGACGAACCCCAACGAATGCTTCACCCGCGACACCTGAATCCACCGGCCCCGCTCCCGAACCCACTGCACCGTCACATCAGGCAGATACAGGGTCGACGCCACCAAACCGGAACGCTCATCGTCATACACAGCGCGGATCGCTTTGGTGACCTCACGGGTCCGCGGATCAATCACCGCATGCAAACTCGTGGGGGGCTCCACCCGGATGATCGGAACCTCCGGGTCGACATTCACATCAGTGCGTGGGTCCGCCGCCGCCACCGTGATGTAGGCACGCCCATAGATCAGGGCGTCGGTGTGACCCAGCGTGGCCTCCACATCGAGGTCGTTAGCTTGCCACCAGTCCCACAGCTGAGCGTCGCCGTTGTCGGCGCCGCCCATGCGGAACCCCTCCAACTCCTGGCGCTCCGCGATCGCATCCACATACAGGCGCGGGTACCCCACGTGCGCCAGCAGCCGGCGCATCTCCACCGGGACGGCGATACCGATCGCGTCTGGCCTTTTCTCGGCGTCGTAGTAGGCGCGGCTATCCCGGAAAGGGGTTTGCGTGGCTTCAAAAACACTCAGAAGCGCCTCACGCATGTCCTCAATGTCAGCCACTGGCGTTAACTCTCTCTGTAGTCGGCAATCACCCCGGAAGAGGTCACTTGATGACCGACACCCTTCTGCTTCTAGCTTTCCTCGACATCAGGTACTCCTGGCGGGCACCGAAAGCTAAAACCCCGCACACCGCGGCGTCGATCTTCTTCGATGAATCTTTCGACGCCTTACGGATGGTCACCGCATCGAAGTTCGTCGGGTTGCGGCGGGCGTTCAACACATGCTGGCGCAGAACCGGATTCCCGTCGTGGGTCATCTCCCGCTCCAAAACAGCGTCGAGGAACCGTTCGCAGTCCAACGCGAACCGTTTCTTCACCTGGCCGCGCATATCGAACGCCACCGGGTTCCCCGGGGAAGCGTTGACCTTCAGCACCCGTTTGAAGTCCCGGCCCCACGCATCGACATAACTTTCGAACATGTGAACATCGGCGCGGAACGCCACCACATCGAACCGTTCGAAGCAGGAGCGGACCACAGCGTCCACATCGGTGCGGGGAACTTCACCGCCGTACATCTCCGGGTTCCACGCCTTGATCAGGAACAGGCAGCCGTCCTCGATGCGGCACGCCACCAACGCCGACCAGTCCCCGGACTTCGACCCGTCGAACCCCAACGTGACCCGCTCACCCTTGCCCAGGGCAGCGGCCGGGTCTGCCACCGCATCCCACTCATACGGGGCGATCCACGAATCCTCCGCGGCGTTCAACTGATTCAGATGCTTGCGGCGGGACTCCGTCACCGGGTTCCGCACATCCATCACAGCGTCGACGATCTCGTCGACGGGCAGCCACACCGAATCACCGCGGGCGATCTCGATGCCCTCCCGTAGCTTCGCCACCCCCAGCTCGTACCCATCGGGGTCCTCGGTCAGCGACGGGATCTCCGACACCGGGGTGTCCGCCGGCGCTTCCAAAGAGTCGTACAACACACCAACATCGACGGCCTGGCCCGCTCGCACCAACTGGAAAGCGTCGTAATCCCGCTCAGCGACGCTGTCCTCGCCGGGGATGTGGGCGTTGCACAACGACAACTTCCTGGACCCGGGAACCTTCGTCACGTTCCCGCTGATCGCGTTCGACAACGCGTGCCCGCCGTTGGACTCCTGCCACAGCTGCGTCTCGTCCTGAATGACGAACGTGGGCCGGTTACCTTCCAGCGACGTCGCGCTGGCCGTGCATGACTCGATCCGGCCGCCAGCGCCGCTGTAAATGATGGTTTTGCACACCTCGAGCTTGTACTGCTGGCGCAGCTTGTCGGTGATCAGCACCGGGAACATGCTGAACAAGTTCCTGGTCTGGTCATGGGAACACGCCACCGCGGTCACCCACGCCGCGAACCGCTCCTTACCGACCGGTTCGCCACGTAAATCGAAGTGGCTGAACGCCACCGGCCCGCACAGCTCCGCCAACGCGATAGCCGCGGCGAACGGGTTCTTACCCCAGCCCTTGCAGCGCCGAAGAGTCGCAGAAGGATACGTGTAGGTGCCGTCCTCGTTCACCGCGTACAAGTGCAGAGCGAAACGTGTCTGCTCCAACGTGGGAAGGAAAAACCCCTCCCCGTCCGGGGAACGCAGGTAGTTAGCCCACCAGTTCAGGATCCCCCACCCCAGAGTGCGTTCCGGGATGAACCACGACCCGTCAAGGGTCTTCCGCCACGTCGGGCCTTCGATGTTCGGTGGCGCCGGGAGCAACACTGACTCGTCCACTCCCACCACCTCCTGAGTCCTTGTTCTTGGTGCGGCAGTACGCCACGTTCTTCCAATGGAACCTGTACGTCACACGCTCGTTCGACAACACGAAGAAGTCGCCAACCAACTCCAGCTCACCAACCAGGGACACCGACTGGCCGTTGTTCAACAGCACCGTGTGCTCCATCAGATGATCGGTAGGAGCAGCATCCTGACGAACGCGGAACCCAGCAGCAGGAACGCCAAAGACCCCAACGCCAACTGAATCTTCGGGCCGGTGAACTTTGTGGCCACACTCCCGAAGAACAACACCAGGGCGAACATGATCGTCAGCATCGTGTACTTGCCCGACACCGAGCTGTAGATGCTGGACTCGGCCAGCAACTCCTCAGCCTTAGCTGCGAACCGCTCGGACTTCTCCTGCCCCGGAGGGATATAGGAATCCAACCCCATCGGGGTGCCTTTCGGCAGTTTCCCGTCAGCGGGGTCAACAACACCCAACCACGTTCCCTGCGCCTCGTCTAACTCCGGGGAGAACCGTTCAACGATGAACGCGGCGAAGTCATCCCGGCCGAGGAGGACAGCTTTCTGCCACTCGATCCACACCGACGCATCCACGGATGTTTGCTCCGCGCCGCGGGCAGCCCACCTGGCTGAGTCGGCACGCAACACGTTGGACTCCGACACCAAACCGGAACCCTTACCACCCCAACGGGACGACTCAAACGACGCCCACGTCGCGGAGATAGCGGCCACAGCCATGATGATCGCCATGATGTTCTCGAACCATCGTTGGCGGCGCTCCGGGAGTGTTTCGACGTGATCCTTCGCCGGGGCGGCGAACAGGAACTCCCGCACCCCGGTCACTG